TCCTCGGTCTCGATGCTGCGAATGGAAGCATCAACGAGGGCGGTGAAGGCGCGGGCGCGAATGGTGCGTTCTGCAAAAGTGGTCATGTCAGGTCTCCTAGGGCGGGGTGGTGGGGGCCGCAGCCCCCTTGGGTTGATTAGGCTGCGACCTTGGCCTTGACGCGGATCGTCTCGACCAGCGCGACCTTGGTGTTGGCCGCAATCTGCTCGGCGGTCAGCAGCGCCTTGACGGCAGTGGTGTCGAGCGAGGTGCGCTCGGACAGGGACAGGGTCACGGTGCAGAAGTCGCCTTCGATGACCGGCAGGCCAAGCGCCTTGATGTCCTTCTTGACGGCGTCAAGCTGGGCGGTGAGGGCGTCGATCTGGTTCTTGAGGGCGGCGTAGGTATCAGCGAGGTTGGTCATGGCGTTTTGTCCTATCATGGGGCGCCGCAGCGCGTGAGATGGAATATGGACCATGACGTTATGTCATGCAATAGGGAAAATGATCTTTTTGCAAAAAAAAGCTCGCGGTGTATGATTATTTTCCAGGAGGCACAGTTATGGCTCGCATCAACACTCAATCTGAGGCCAGGCGCCTTAACGACATACATGCTGCATGGAGGGTGGTCGCCCGCCAGACGCCAGGGCACGCGTGGCAATGGACGCTGCCGAATAAAGACGTGTCAGCCTTCCAGTCGCGCCGGGACCGGCTGGAGATTGCCACCGTCCAGCGCCGCGACCAAGGTGAGATTGTCCTGTTAGCGCGCACCAGCATGACCTATCGAGGCTGACGTGATCGTCGGAATTGATCCAGGGTACAAAGGCGCCATTGCCTGGCTCAGTGATGATGGTGTGCTGGTGGATGTCGTGGACATGCCCATAGCCAAGTACCGGGGCAAAACCCGGATCGTCGCGCCCGAGGTCGCCAGGCTCCTCGACGTTCGGTCGGTCGAGACGGCGATGGTGATCATTGAGGCCACGGGCGCTCGGCCTGGGCAGGGCGTCACCTCAATGTACAACTTTGGCTTTGGCTGCGGCATCATGGAGGGCATCTGCGCGGCGATGTTCCTGCCCTATTTCTATGTGGCGCCACAGACCTGGAAGCGGCAGATGGGCGTGGGGGCCGACAAAACGGCCTGTCGGGAGATGGCCCAAAAGCTTTGGCCTGGAGCCGCGCATCAGTTCCGGCGGGTGAAGGACGACGGCAGGGCTGACGCCGCCCTCCTTGCCCGGTGGGCGGTTACTGATCTATCCCGAGCAACAGGTCGCTGATCGCGTCTATAACCGCTGAGAGATGACCCAGGGCGGCGTTGAGGTACTCATCATCGCCGGGGCTATTGCACCAGGCAACCGCGCCCTCAAGGTCGCGCAGAAGCCCGCTAGCGCGAAGCTTCTCAAGGGTAGCCTCATCCCACATCACGACTGGCGTCCTCGCGCATGGCGTTGACCATCAGGGTCGCGTAGCCGACGATGTCCACGCCATTATCAATGTACGTCACGTCGCCGTTCAGCATCCGACCAATTTTGTGGGCGATTAACTCCAGAGCCTCCCGCTGGGCGTCCGTCAGAAGCGCCCAGTTAGGTGAGGCCATCATCACCCGCTTGATGCCCTGACTGATGGCCGCATGGTCCGGGAACGCCCCGTAGCGGTTGCCGCGCTCGGCCAAGATTTTTTCAATCATTAGTGCGGTCCTTCGGTGTCGAGATCGGGATCAGGTGGGGGTAAAGCTGCCAGGCTTCTAGCAGAAGCTCGACCGCCACGGGGATCGTGCTTGTGCCGGCCAGCCAGCGGCGCAGCGTCCTCAGATCCACACCCAGGCAGAGGGCTGCCTGAGTGCGGTTGAGCAGGAGGCCCCGGAGGGTCAGGTCCAGTTCGCTGGCGATCATCCGATCAGCGCCCGGAACAACACTGCCCAGATGAGGATCGCGCCCCAAAAGGCAAGCAGGGTGAAAAACTCTGCGATAGCCAGCAGGATCTCACGGCGGTGCGGCAGGATCTCGCGGCGGCGTGGCGGGATGTAAATCGGCTTTTTCATGTCATTTAAATCCATAGGTTGATGGGGGAGGGGTCGCCTCCCCCGCGGGGTTCACTTTGAGCGATAGACGGTGCGCCCGTCCAGTTCCCAGACTTTCTCCCACGCGAACCTTTCGGGGTCGGCGGGCTTGCGACCCTTCGGGGGGCAGCAGAAGTAGTGGTTGCCGCAGACATAGACGGTGGGCCTGTACCACTGGTAGCGACCCTCGGACACCTCTGCCATGTCGTAGCAGAGGTGGGTTGCGATGATTTCGGGTGCGGACTTTGCCATGATCATATCCTCTCAGAAGTTCCAAGGGCGGGCGTTGTATTCCTTGGCGATGCGGCGAGCCTCAACCTTGCCGCTCACTTCGATCTCAGCGATGCGGTTGGCAAAGGTGATGTCGCTGTTGCGGCCAATGATTACGCCCTTTTTCTTGCGGCTGGCGTAATAGTGGGCCGTGAGGCCATCGTAGGTATTGAGTGCTGCGTTCATATCGTGTCTCCAGGCCGGTCAGCGCCGGTAGACAGAAGATGGGGCAAAACGCCCTCCCGGTCAACAGGAAAATGAGATAAAATTTTCTGAATTATTTTATTGACCCAGGGGGCAAAACGCCCTACTTTCTGTCTCAAGGCAATGACGCCGCACCGGAGACACGAAATGACCCGCCACGATCCCGAGAACATCACCCACTACTACGCCAGTAGCCTTCGCGGCGTTGATGTCCGCTCTGACCTCGTCTGGTGCGGTTCAGACCCGGAACTGGCCGACTACGACAATCCCAAGGGCGAGATCTGGCGCGTCCGCTACTACGTTGAGATCATCACTTCGGCGTGCCCCTATGAGGGTGTCCGCTTCCGCCATCACCACGCATTTGAGGATCAGGCCGCCGCTGAACGTTTGGCTGATCGCGTCCTTAAGGCCGTCCTTGATGACCGGCTTCCGAACCCCAAGCACTGGTCCTTCTCCGGCCACCTCTATGGCTCTGATGCTTACCAGCGCCTTGGCGGCGAGCAAGATCTGGTTTCGTGGGAGGCTGACCGTCCTTGGTAAGGGCGGTCTATTGGCCCCCCTCAAAATCCAAAATAACCCCCTATTATCTGGAGATATGACATGACCTACGCCAAAGCCTTTCCATCCTTTCCCGCCGATGCCATGCCCGCCCTTCCCGCAGGGTTCTATGACGGTAGCTATCGCAACGATGTTTGCCCGCGCTTCATCAGCAATGATGATCGCGTGTCCATCTGGATTGATTTCCCGGACCCGGATGACCGCGAGTATTGCCTGATGCACCAGTATCGCGTCACCCTCGCCAGCATCGACGATGACATTGTGCTGGAGACAGACGATTGGGCGGAAGCCCTTGATGCCGCCATTACGCTCGCAAACGGTTAACCGCCCCCTATCATTGGAGATATGAAATGAACGTCACCCAGGCCATCGCCCACGCCCGCTCTGTGATCAGCGTCCACGGCACCCACACCAACTGGATCGTCATCGGCCCCTATGCCGGTATTGACGGACCCTACACTGAGGCTCGCCGCTCCAGCTACGCTGCGGCCAGCCGCCTCGCTGCCGACTGGAAATACCAGATTGCCCTGATGGCCTTGGGGTGTTCCAGTGACGATGCCTTCTTCGCGTCAGAGGATCGGTTTGGCCCGTGGGAGCCTCTGGTTCGCCGCTACGCCAAGGAGAAGCGTGTTGCTTCAATGGCTTAGTGTGATACCATCAGGCAGGAGATATGATATGCCCCCTCCCAAGCGAAAGCCGGATGCCAGTAACCGCCTCGGGGTGCCGAAGGACAAGCTGGCCGCGCCCATAAAGCGGCTTGTTGGTCGCCCGACTAAGTACGACCCCATGTACTGCGACGAGGTCGTGGATCTGGGCGCCCAGGGCTATGGCCCCACCGCTATCGCCCATCAGCTTGGCGTCCTGCGCGAGAACTTGATTCAGTGGACTGAAAAGCACCCGGAGTTCGCCCGGGCAATGAAGCTAGCCCGTCAGGCTGAACAGTTCTGGTGGGAAGAGGCTGGCCGGTCTGGCCTCTATCTGGAGCGGTTCAATGCGGCGGTCTGGCGAACCTCGATGCAGGCTAGGTTCCGCGAGGAATACACTGAACGCAAGGTCACCGAATTGGTCGGCGAGGGTGGTGGCCCCGTCCAGATCCAGCCTATCCGTCTAGCCGTTGAGGAAATGAGCGTGGAAGCTCGGCAAGCCCTTCGGGAAGCCCTGATCAAAGCCCGCTCGGCGCCCATGATTGAACATGATGAGGATGAGCCATGAGAGGAGCAACGTTATGCTCTGGGATCGGAGCGCCTGAGTGCGCCGCCCCGGACATCGACTGGATCTGGTCGAGCGACATTGAGGCATTCCCGAACGCCGTCCGGGCTGTCCGATACCCTGATAGCATTAACCTGGGCGATATGACCGCCGAGGACTTCGTTGAGCGGGCGGCTGCTGTTGGCCTGCCTGACGTGCTGGTCGCCGGGACACCGTGCCAGGCTTTCTCCATTGCCGGTCTGCGCCAGTCGCTGTTGGATGACCGCGGCAACCTGACCCTCTTATTCATACGGATATGTGATGCAATTGACGATTTACGACGCGCTGCTGGCCTCGACCCACTCTGGATCGTCTGGGAAAACGTCCCCGGCGTCCTCAGTGTCAGCGACAACGCCTTCGGCGCCCTCTTGGCGGGACTGGGCGGACACGATGCCCCCATCCCACCGGCTGGAGGGCGTCGATGGCCTAACGCTGGTGTGGTTACTGGGCCAAGACGAGGGGTCGCCTGGCGCACTCTGGACGCCCAGCACTTCGGATTGGCGCAACGACGGCGGCGGGTCTTCTTGCTCGCTCGGGGAGGTGCTGGAAACCTCGACGGTGCCGACGCGCTACTACCTATCATCGACAGCCTGCAGCGGCATCCTGCGCCGAGCCGCAAAACGGGGCAAGAAGTTGCCGGAACCCTTAGCAGCCGCGCTTCAGGCGGGGGCGGCGGCCCAGGAGCAGGAACAGATGAGGCCTGCGCCGGATACCTCCAAGCCATAGCGCCTACTTTGGATGCAAGTATGCACCGCAAGTACGGCTCCAATCAGTGGGTGGACAACGGCTTCGCGGTCATGTCCTCGGGGCAAGCCAATGCCGGAATGTATACGGATGGCACTACGCCGTCCCTGACGTGTCTGCATGAGGCCCCGATAGTCACCCACGCCCTGACCACGCGGTGTAGCACTGTGTCTGAAGACGGGACTGGTCGAGGCTCGCCATTGGTGGCCACGCCTTTGCATGATCCATCCCCCACCCTTGATGCGTCCTATCACAAAGGCGCTGGAGAGCGGAATGGGATTGAGCGGCAAATAGTCACCGTGGCGTTCACCCAAAATACCCGGGACGAGGTCCGCTTGATCAACGGCGATGGTCAGATCGCTGGCGCTCTGGCAGCACAGCCGGGGATGAAGCAGACCACCTATGTCTCTGAAACAGCCCGCAGCCTAACCGCTCGTCATGACGGAAGCCCTTGCGATGACCGGGGGCCGAACATCGTTGCCACGCCCATTGCCTTTCAGTCATCTCAGTCGGGCGTCAGGGCTGGCGAACTCCACGCAACGCTGGACTCAAACAACGGCAGCCGCCGCCATAATGGCGTCATCTCACAATCAACGGTCCGCCGCCTGACCCCGCGGGAGTGCGAGCGCCTACAAGGCTTCCCAGACGATTGGACGTTGATTGAATTGCCACTAAAATCTCGACAGACGAGAGTGCGCTGGGCCGCTGATGCCCCCAGGTACAAGGCCCTGGGTAATTCAATGGCGGTGCCGGTGATGAAATACATTCTCGACCGGATCAAGCTGGTCAATGAAAGGACATGACATGATGGACGCGACCATGACTGATTTAGCGTTTGACGTTCTGATCAGCCGTATGATGAACCTCGCCAAGACCGGGACCATCTATGACCATAATGCCCAGGCCGCCAAAGAAATCGGGGAGGGCCTCGACGCCTTGGGTGGTTTGGAAGCTATGCAGACGGCCTATTATGTTTTCCGGGGCGCATGGCCTCGCCCGTTAGAAGATAGCCCGACCTTCCACCCTGCAGACTGGTTCGCCGCATGGGATGGCATCGGGGATTGGAGGATCTGATGGACCATATGGCCGCTTACATCACGATGGGCATCATTGCCGTCCCGACCATCATCATCCTTGTCCTCGTCGCCGATGGGTGGGATGGATGGCGCTGATCACCCTGGACGGCGCCCTGCTGGACAGTGAGCAGACACTGCGAGACATCGACCGCGCAGACTGCGAGGAGGATCTGTACACCTTCCTGCAGTACGCCTGGCGCTGGATGGACCCGGCCCCCTTCACTCCAGGGTGGTGCATCGAGGCTCTGGCAGAACACCTGCAAGCTGTAACTGACGGACAAATACGCCGTTTGGTTGTTAACATCCCGCCCCGGTGCAGCAAGTCCTCAGTGACCTCAGTAGCCTGGCCCGCATGGACATGGGCGCAGGGATACAAGTCCCCGACCAGCGGCCCCGGCGTCCAATTTCTTACAGCGTCATACGCTGGGCAGCTAAGTTTGAGGGATAACGTCAAGTCCAGGCGCCTGATTGAGAGCCCGTGGTATCAGAGCCTCTGGGGGGACAGGTTCAGTCTGACCAGCGACCAGAACACCAAGGGTCGATACGATAACGACCAGGGCGGGGTCAGGCTGGCGACCTCAGTAGGGTCAGCCGTGACGGGCGAAGGCGCGTCAGTCATTCTCATCGATGACCCGAACGGCGCACAGGACGCAGTCTCAGAGGCCGTGATCGAGAGCACCTTGGAGTGGTGGACCAGCGCAATGAGCACGCGCCTCAACGACCCTAAGACGGGAGCGTATGTGGTCATCCAGCAGCGCCTCGCCGAGCAGGATCTGTCCGGGTATCTGCTGGACAAGCAGGGCCAGGATTATGTCCACCTATGCCTGCCGATGCGCTATGAGCGGGACCGCAGCTTCTCGACCCTGATCGGCTGGAAAGATCCCCGCACTGAAGAGGGCGAGCTTCTGTGGCCGGAACGCTTCGGCGAGGCCGAGGTTAAGTCCCTGGAGAGTGAACTAGGGCCATGGGCCGCAGCAGGGCAGCTACAGCAGCGCCCGTCCCCAAAGGGCGGTGGCGTGATCCAGCGCCAGTGGTGGCAGCCGTGGGATGACGTGGCCTATCCGCCCATGGAGTTCATCATCGCCAGCCTCGACACGGCTTATACGACCAAGACCAACAACGACTTCAGCGCCCTGACGATCTGGGGCGTGTTCAGCGGAGCCAAGGCCATTCCGGCGACCAGGTTCGTGCGGCACGACGGCGGCTCAGTGGACTATGAGGAAAGCCAGGGCCGGTTTGATGCTGCCTCCCAAGCGCACTTCCCGACTGCTCGCATGGGCGGCGGCGATCTGCCCAGGGTGATGCTGATGGACGCCTGGCAGGAGCGGCTCGAGCTTCATGAACTGGTTGAGAGGGTCTCGGTCACCTGTCGCAAAATGAAGGTTGACCGGCTGCTCATTGAGAATAAGGCCGCGGGGCATTCAGTGGCCCAAGAGATCCGCCGCCTGTACGGGCATGAGGACTGGGCCGTGCAGCTAATCGACCCCGGCAGCCAAGACAAGCTCGCCAGGCTCTACAGCATCCAGCACCTCTTCGCCGAGGGCATGATACATGCTCCAGATCGGAGGTTTGCTGATCAGGTAATCACCCAGGTGGAGGCATTTCCCAAGGGCAAGCACGACGATCTGGTCGATACTGTCTCCATGGCCCTGCGTCATATGCGTGACTTGGGCCTGTTAGTACGCGCGCCGGAATGGGCGAGCGAAGTCCATGACTCAATGAAACATAAGGGCAGTGCCCCGGCGCCGCTCTACCCGACATGAAAGATATGACATGGTCGTGCCGTACCCCGAACCAACCGACAAGTGGGACCAGAGATTCCTGGCCCTCGCCCAGCACTTCGCCGCTTGGTCCAAAGACCCCTCAACCAAGGTCGGGGCCGTCATCGTGGACAAGCGCCGCCGCATCCTAAGCTCTGGCTACAACGGCTTCCCGGCGGGCATCCCCGATGTCGCCCTGGAGCACCGCGACTATAAGTACCCCCGCATCATCCACGCTGAGACAAACGCCCTGCTGTTCGCCACCGCCCCCCTGGTGGGCGCCACGCTGTACGTCTGGCCTATGCCGCCCTGCTCGCACTGCGCCGGATCAATCATCCAGGCCGGCATTGAGCGAGTGGTGTCGCCCCCTGCTGGCGAGCGGTGGGAGGAAAGCTGCCGCATTGGCCTGGAGATGTTTAATCGAGCCGGCATCCGCGTTGAGGAGATCGAGCTATGATCGTTCACTCGTTCCCCACGCTCGACGATGACCTGACGGTGGTCAACGCCGCCCGGGCATCGTTCGGCAAGGAGAAGGCCGTCTTCGACGAGGCGGACGCCAAGCTGATCCGCTATCTCGCCAAGCACCAGCACATCATGCCGTTCGCCCATCCGCACATCCGGTTTAGGATCAGCGCACCGATCTTTGTGGCCCGCCAGCTTGCCAAGCATCAGGTCGGCGGCGTCTGGTCTGAGGAGAGCCGCCGGTATGTGGATGATGAGCCGACCGTCCATACGCCTGACCAGTGGCGAGGCAGGGCCGACAACGTGAAGCAGGGGTCTGGCGGGCCGCTTGATGATGGCGATACATACATCTGCAACCGCGCGTACAACGCGGCAGTGGGCATTGCCACGGAGGCTTATTACACGTTGCTGGAGCATGGCGTTGCCCCTGAGATGGCCCGGGGCGTGCTGCCGCTGGCATCCATGACAACGTGGATCTGGACTGGAAGCCTGCTGTTCTTCTCCCGGGTCTGCAAGCTGCGCCTCGACGCCCACGCCCAGGCGGAAACCCGCGAGGTCGCGGAGAAGATCGCATATGAGTGCGCCAAGGTGTTCCCTGTGTCTTGGGCAGCCCTGATGGCCGCCGGTAAGGAGTGAGTGATGAGCCCGTACCGGATTGAAGGGCCAGCGTTGATTTCATTTAGCGGAGGGCGCACCAGCGGCTATATGCTCAAGCAAATGATAGATGCGTGGGGCGGCGCGCTGCCTGATGACGTGATCCCCGTCTTTGCAAACACGGGCAAGGAACGGCCTGAGACGCTGGACTTTGTCAGGGACTGTGGTGAGCGGTGGGGTGTGAAGATTGTCTGGCTGGAGTGGCGTGACGGGCCATCTAAGCAGCGGTTTATTGAGGTTTCGCATGAGGCGGCATCTCGAAACGGCGAGCCGTTCACCGCCCTCATCGACAAGAAGGGCTACCTTCCTAATCCGGTCACGCGCTTCTGCACGTCAGAACTAAAGATCCGGGTGATGCGCGACTTCGCCATGTCCCTTGGGTGGACAAATTGGACAAACGTGATCGGCTTAAGGGCTGACGAGCCGCGACGGGTCGCAAAGTCTAGGAATAATAGAGACCGCTGGGACAACGCCACCCCGCTTTCCGCTGCTATGGTCACCAAGGCGGATGTCGCAGAGTTCTGGCAAAGTCAGCCCTTTGATCTTGCCCTGGAGAATGTTGGGGGCAAAACGCCTGCCGGGAATTGCGACCTTTGCTTCCTGAAGGGAGCGGCGACGATCTCTGGCCTGATCGCGCAAGATCCTGCGCTAGCGGACTGGTGGATTGCTACTGAGGCGGCCAGCCGCGCCAGTCGCGCATCAGGCGGGACTTTCAGGAAAGACCGGCCAAACTACGCTGCGCTCAAGCGGGCTGTCCTCGCCCAGATGCCATTGGACTTTGGCGACATGGACACGCTTGATGATTGCGCTTGTACTGAATGAACCACTGATCCGCGCCAAGGTCTTCCCTGTGTCTTGGGAAGCCCTGATGGCTGACTAACGGAGGTAGAGATGCAAAGCTCAAAGGTCATAACCACGATCCTGATGATCGTTGTCACCATGCTAGCCATAGTGGTCGGCAGCGTTGTGTTCGTGATGCTAGTCGCTCTGTTTGATGAGCGCGTCAACAACGACGAGATCTTCAAATTGATCGGCCCAGCATTCAATATGATCGTCGGCGCATTCGTTGGCTTGTTGGGCGGCATCAGCATCAGCCGTCCCCGCAAAGACCCTGATGGGGGTTCGTCTAATGGTAGTGATAGCGGCCTTTGAAGCCGAAGATCGGGGTTCGAGTCCCTGACCCCCAGCCAGCTATAACCCCATATAACCGGGTATAAATATGCATACTCTACAGCAGTTGAACCCGCCGATACCGATGGAGACGCCCAGGGGCAAGGCACTGGCGCACATGGTCATTGACTACGGGCCAGAGTTTGACTTGCTCTGGGTGTGCTTTGATGACGCAACGGGAGAGTGCTGGACGTGGGCAAACAGCCTGATCCGAGCACAGAAGAACATCACGATGGGCAGGCATACCGGCCCCAGAGAGGAGAGCAAACATGGCTGATCTTGCCCTGCTGATGATCGGATGTGTTACAATACTGGCTATCGCCTATATGGCGACAAGCACTGGAAGGAAATGATATGGACGATACGCTTATCATCTGCACGCTGATCGCCGCCGTGGCCTACAGCATCAAGGACATGATCCCAAGCCACTACGAGATGTTCCACCGGGCGCGGGCCAAGGACGTGGCGGACATCAGGGACGAGCTTAACCACCTCGACAAGCTGTTCTCCGAACACAACCTCCGCATCTACGGGCTGGAAGAGAAGGCTGGCATGTACAAGGCAGCAGCAAACGAGGTCCGCCATGACTGATGCAGAGAAGACCGCCGAGATCCACCGCAAAATGGCTGAGATCGTCGCCGAGGCCCACCGGCTGGCTGCCGAGAGCGAGGCCATCTTCAGCGAGATGCAGAAGGTTGACCCGGTCGCCTACCTCGACGCGCTGCGGACGCCTCCTGCCGCCCCGCTGCGCCTGATTCAAGGAGGCAAGCGATGACCGACCACGGCCACTGCCCCGCCTGCAACGCCGACATGAACGGCGGCTCCATCTGGCAGACCATGCTGGAACAGAGCAACGGCGATGAGGCCGAGGCCGACCGCAAGGCAGCGATGTACGGGGCGACCCGTACGTCAGGCCGTTGGGGCAAGGCAATGGCCCTGTATGACGTGCGCTTGGACAGGACCGAGCACTACCTGTGCCCGTACTGCGAACATGTTTGGAAGAGGAAGGACTGATGGATGATATCGTGGAGAGGATCAAGGACGCCGCCTGCCCAGCAAACACAGGGTGCATGTCAATCAAGACGTGCGTCTGTGATGTTATGGGCGAGGCTGCAGATTGCATTGAGGAACTGCGTGAGCAGTTGGATCATGAGAAGTATGTCCTGAAGGAAACGCAGGAAGGCTGGGAACTTCTGCACACACAGAACAAGCGGCTGAGGGAGCGTATCGCTGAACTGGACGGTTTCATCAAGACCATTGAGGAGCAGATCGTTGCGCTTGAGGAAGACAACCGGAGGCTGAGGGTGGAGGCTGGATACGACTGATCGCCAAGAAAAGGGTGTAGACGGGCCTGAATAGACAAGTACATTCCAACAGGAACAAGATGTGGTAATCTTTCGTCACCCAGAAGGGGGACCAAGATGGCACTTACACCAGGCCTTAGCGCCAATATTCGCCAGCCTATGCAGGCGCTGGATGATGTCGAGCCTCCTGCCGATGTCATTATTGATGATACTGATGACGCAGAGGATGCTGCTGGCGGTGATCGCCCGGAGTACAATAGCCGCGGCGAAGTCCTCCGCATTGAACATGAAGACGGATCGGTCACCATCAGCCTGGATGGCCGGTCGCTGGTGGATGGCCCAGAGCGCCCCAACCTGGACTGGTTCGACAATCTGGTCGATGAGATTGACGATCTTGAACTGAACCGAATTTCCGATGATCTTTTGCGCGGCATCCGCGACGATCTGGACAGCCGCAAGGACTGGGTCGAGGATCGAGCCAATGGCATCAAGCTGCTGGGCCTCAAGCTGGAGGTTCCGTCCCTGGGCGGCGCCGTGGATGGCGCGCCGGTCGAGGGCATGAGCCGGGTCCGCCACCCGCTCCTGCTGGAGGCCGTCCTGCGCTTCCAGGCTAACGCCCGGTCTGAGCTTCTGCCGGCAGATGGCCCGGTGAAGGTCCGGGTCAACGGCTCTTCTAGCGGCCCCAGCGACAACGTCTTGGCCGAGGCGCTTGAGGCTGACCTCAACCACTACCTGACCAGCGTGGCAAGCGAGTATTACCCTGACACTGACCGGATGCTCCTCATGCTCGGCTTCGGCGGCACGGGCTTTAAGAAGGTCTATTTCTGCCCCCTGCGCGAGCGTCCGGTGTCTGAGACGGTTGATGCTGATGACCTGATCGTCAACAACGCCGCCACTGACCTGACTAACGCCAAGCGCATCACCCACCGCTCATATATGCGGCCCTCGACCGTCAAGCGGCTCCAGATCCTCGGGGTTTACCGTGACGTTGAGCTTGAGGCCCCGAAGTCATCTGACCTGGATAGCGTCCAGCGCGAGCAGCGTGCGGTTGAGGGCCTTGACACTGAGAGCTTCCGCCCCGAGGACCGGGACCGGGAAATCTATGAATGCTACTGCGAACTAAACCTCCAGGGCTTTGAGCACAAGTGGAAGGGCAAGGTAACGGGGCTTGAGGTTCCGTACCGCGTGACCATTGATGCCTCTTCCAAGAAGATCCTGAGCATCGCCCGCAACTACGACGAGGAGACGGCCAAGCTGCCTGAGCCCCGGCCCAATTTCGTTAAGTTCACCTTTGTCCCTGGCTTTGGCTTCTACGACTTGGGCCTGCTGCACATCCTCGGCAACACGACCAACGCCATCACGGCGGCCTGGCGCGAGCTTCTGGATGCCGGCATGTATAGCAACTTCCCGGGCTTCCTGATGGCTGACACCGGGGCCAGGCAGAACACCAACATCTTTCGGGTGCCTCCGGGCGGCGGCGCGCTGGTCAAGACGGGCGGGATGCCAATCTCCCAGGCCATTATGCCCCTGCCGTACAAGGAGCCGTCTGCGGCCCTGATGTCCTTGGTGGACAACATTGCCCAGACCGGCATGAGGGTCGGCGGCACCAGCGAGGCCCAGGTCGGCGAGGGTCGGGCAGACGCCCCGGTCGGCACCACGCTGGCGATGATCGACCAGGCAACCAAGGTCATGAACGCCGTCCACAAGCGCCTGCATTCCGCCCAGGCCGAAGAGTTCCGGCTGCTGTGCCGCACCTTCCAAGAGCACCCTGAGAGCTTCTGGCAGCGCAACCGCCGCCCGTCCTACAAGTGGGACGAGCAGAAGTTCCTGACAGCCCTGGATGACTACGACCTGACGCCCCAGGCTGATCCGAACACCGCCTCGCACACTCAGCGGATCATGAAGGTCATGGCCCTGAAGCAGCTTCAGGCGGCCAACCCCAACCTCTATGACGCCGTGGCAATCGACACTGCGGCCCTCCAGGCCATTGGGTGGAACAACCCTGAGCAGTTCATGACGCCGCAGAACCTGAACCAGCCGTCGCCCGAAGTGATGAAGGGGATTGCTGACGCCCAAGCCAAGCAGCAGGAGGTCATGTCCAAGATCGCCGAGACCAACGCCAAGACTGAGGATATGAGGGCTCGCACGGCGCTCGACACGGCCAGGTTCCAAGCGGAGAAACAAGAGGCAGGGCACGGTGACCAGCACAAGACCCAGCTTGAGATCGCCCGCCTCCAGATGGACGGCAAGAAGCTCCAGATCGAGGAAGACGCCCAGCTATCCAGCGAGCGTCTGGAACTGGTGGACCTGGCCCAGAGCCTCGCGGTCCATCCTGAGAGCGCCCAGCTTGTCGCGCCCCTGATGCGGCCCCTGATGGAGGCTGTGCAGGGCAAAAGCACCAACGTAGCCCAGCAGAGAGGCGGTCTGGTCCCGCCCGGAGGCCAGTAATGGACAAGGAAGCCCGCCGCGCATTGCTGGTTGCCAAGAACCTACTGCCAGAGCGTCCGGTAGAGGCCCACCCAGCGTTTTCTTCCTATTTTGCCCGCAGAGGCGCGTCTTCTCCTGATGAGTACGGCGGCCCCAGCGACAGCCGCCTAAAGGTCTGGGCCAACCGTCCTGATCCCATCACCCGGGCGGATCACATCCTCGACGGGAACACCGTCACCACCCCCGAGGACGAGGTGCTGCGGTTCCCAACACGGGAACACGCCGTTGACTACATCGACAGCATGGTCGGGCATTGGCCTAGGTACTCCAAGGGCGGCAGTGCGGGCCTGTCTAAATGGCTGGGGGCCAGTAAAGTTGTTGATGAGGCCGGCAAGCCGTTGGTGGCTTATAAGGCCATGCGCGGCACCGTCCCTCGCATGAATTCAGAAACAGGCCTGACGCACGTTGCTCTTGATCCAGACGTGGCAAAGGAATTTTCCAACGGGGGCAAAAGGCCTGTCCATCAAGTTCATGTGATGGCAGAGAACCCTTTTGACTTCCGCAATTCAGAACACATCAAATGGCTTGTAGGCGAGGTCAAGAAGAACCCAGATATCCTCAAGCAGTTTAATGCTTACAACATGACGGGGCCGGATGATTTTGAGGCTGATGAAAGGTTCCTCACAGGCGCGCTAAAGGATGGCGCCTATCAAGCATATGAAACGCCGGTCATTACAAATTTGATACGGAACAAAGGTCATGACGGGATATACATGACTGAAGAGGGCGAGCGGCATAGACAGCCGAACCTAGGCCTCTTTCGCCCTCATCAAATCAAATCCGCTACTGACAATAACGGCAATTACGACCCGACAGACCCCGACATCACCAAGGCCCGTGGCGGCAGCATCCACCCAGCCACCCAGATCCCCGGCGTTCACATCAGCGAGCGCATCCACGGCAAGCCTATCTTCACCGAGGAGCGGATCGGCAAGGAGGGCGGCGGCCTTCTGACGGGCAAAGACCAGACGCAGGATGATGAGGGCATCATCGCATACCAAGGCGGCCCCCATAGCGTAGGCCCCGAGGGATACAGCAACGACAAGATTGGGACGGGGGAGGGCGCACAAGTCTACGGCCATGGGCACTACTTTGCCGAGGCCGAGCCGGTTGCGCGGGAATACAGAAACAAGTTGTCGGCGGGGATCATTAAGTCCAAGACCGGAGCGTCTTGGGACAAAACGCAATCGTATTTAATGCCTAAAGAAATGGCTAGTGTTCTTCCCGAGCATTTAAGGGAAAACACCGGAGTTCTGTATCCCGTTGATTTTGGCCTTAATCAAATTCGTGATGGCATGTCAGTTGACGATGCCATTTCTTCAATGCGGCATAACTATTCTCACTTCAATCCAGAACACGTTGACGCAGCCGAGAGCGTGCTTCGTCATCACGCCCCAGAAGTTGAGTCTCGCGGGCACATGCACCAAGTCCTGATTAAAGGGAAGCCCGAGCATTTCCTTGATTGGGATGCCTTGCTGGACGAGCAGTCGCCGCACGTTATGAAGGCTCTGGAGGCCCAAGAATGGTGGCCCGGTATGCGAGATGCTGCCGAAGATCGAGCGTTCAACCGGGGTCAAAACCCGATTGGCGGCGACCTCATGAGGGAATTGCACGTTGATTGGGAGAAGCCCGAGGCCGCTGAGATGTTGGCCCGTGCAGGCATTCGGGGCATCCGTTTCCTAGACCAAGTCAGCCGCAAGAAAGGCGAGGGCACCCGCAACTACGTTGTCTTCGACCCCAAGCACATCGACATCCAGCGCCGGTACGCCCGTGGCGGCATGGCATACGGTGATGGCGGCTCAACGCCCGATGCTGGCGTCCAGAAGGCCCTCGACCTCACCCGCGACCTGAACCCGCAGGGGCTATACTCCCACGCCGCAGAGGCCGCCCTAGCGTCCCCCCAGGCCAAGGGTCCGCTGCCGCAGATGCTGGCAAGCCTCAAGGGCGTGAAGCCGGATGAGCTGAAATACTCTGGCGTCCAGCAGGCGTTTGCTGGCCAGCCCAAGGTGACCCGCGATGAATTGGCCCAGCACTTTCAAAAGGGGCTGCCAGACATCCAAGAGACAAGTTTTGATGATCAGGGTGGAATAGCGCGCGAAACAAAGTACGGGCAATACACAATCCCGGGCGGCAAAAATTACCGCGAAGTATTACTGCATCTTCCTAGTGAACAAAGCAAAATAAAGAAGCGGTATTCTGTCCGCACTTTTCTTCCAACCCAACACGATAATTTAGAAGAAGCACGACAAGCTCACGACAATATAATGGGGATTAGGGGGGAGCGCCCTGATCTTCAGGAAAGAATGGACGAATTTCCAAACGACATTGTTGATAACAATCCTAGGCATCTGTATGGGCAGGAGAACTTCCGCCATTCTCATTGGCCGGTGCCTAATGTGTTTGCCCATATTCGTTTCAAAGATCGCACTGGCCCGAACGGGGAGAAGATCCTTCACGTTGAGGAAGTCCAGAGTGACTGGGGGCAGCACGCCCGCAAGGCCGGCACATACGATCCAGCGAAGCCATTTGAGGTGTTTGAAACGACATCAGGCAAAGTCTTGTCAAGCCATGCGTCTGAAGAAGAGGCCCAAGCTGAATCGGCAAAGCACCGTTCTGCTGGCCAAGAAGGTGTTGATTATGGACACGTCATGGATAAGTCGCGGGACCAAAGGCCCGCCCCTGACGCCCCTTACATTGGCAACACCCAGAACTGGACCGACCTTGCTCTGAAGCGCGTGCTTTATGAAGCGGCGGCGGGCGGCTATGACAAAATCATCTGGACGCCCGGCGCGGAGCAGGCCAAACGATACTCGCTTAGTAATCACGTTGATGAACTTCGCTACACCAAAAATGGCGATGGAACGTACAATGTAATTCCGTTTAAAGAGCAACGGGCGTTAAACAATATTAAACGCGACAATATTCCAGAAAAAGAATTGGATGCTTTGTTTGGGCAAGACGTAGCCTCAAAGATGCGAGGTCACGAAGGTGATGCTAATGGAGAATTCCGTTCTTTGTCAGGGCAAGATCTGGAGGTGGGCGGCGAAGGAATGAAGGGTTATTACGACAAGGTTGTGCCCAAGAGCCTTTTGACGCTTGCCAAGCAACACGATCCAGAAGCCAAATTGGGAGAGGAGCAGGTGAATGCAGGGCGCGAGAAAGATTTGTATGACCGATACGCCGCCCAGCACCTTATGCCGCCTGGCCCTGGCATTTATGAAGCAAACGGATTAATTCGCCCGGTCGGTCAAGAATGGGCCGTTTATACGCCATACGGCGAAACCATGGGACAATTCCCTGACCGTGATTACGCTGAACAGCTTATTCGCAGCCACATACGATTTATGTTGGGCAATCCAGATCGGCCAACAAAGACTGATCGCATTGTGGCGATGCCTGCGCTGGACGTCACCCCCCGTATGCGTGAAAGCATCCCAAAGCGTGGCTTCAAGGCCTATGCCCGCGGCGGCGAGGTTGAGGGCTTCAAGTACGGCGGTTCGCCTGAAGATGACCTTGTCAGGCAGCGCCTAGAGGCCATGCCGTCCATCACCAGCCCTGACCCAGAGGTGGTGAAGCGGGCTCTTGCGATTGCGGCCCAGAGCCACGCTGTCATCCCCAATTTCAACTCTGACAAGATGGGCAACACCTACTACAACTTCAAAACCCCGACTGACATTGATGCCGTCCAGGCCACAGTGGGCGCTATCCCCGGCGTGACCCCCCTTACGACCAAGGACATGTCTTGGGAAGACCTCTACAAAGAGGGCAAGGGTGGCACCATGATCAATTTGGGCGGCGACCGCTCCCGCCTAGGCCGCTTGACCCATATCCAGGGCAAGGCTCTGGCGTGGCCGGTGGATCTGCACGCAGGCCCAGATTACATGCGCGAGCCTAACGCTGGCGCGGTCTGGGCAAATGCGTCTGCCCATGCCGGCAGCATCAAGAGGTTGATAGGGGAGCTTCAAGAGAAGGGGCCGGTTTACGGCGCCTACACTCCCATGGGGCCAAAGACGCTGGACTCATCCGCCCAGATGTCAGACGCCCTGATGTCCCAGATCGCCACGCAGAAGCTTGACCCCAAGATGGCGGAAAAGTTTGACGATGAGATCCGAAGGGGAATGTTCGCGGAGACTGACAAACGCGCCAAAGCCTCCAAGCACATGGAAGGTTGGCCTGGGATTGAAGATGCGCTGGCCGCCCGAGATTTCCTGCTGAAAAAGCCGGGGTCAATCCGCAGTTTGATCGTCAAGCATATGGACAAGAAGATGTGGCACGACGGCGGCTTCCCGCATGTCGGCATCACTCGAGTAGCTTTGACTGATCCTGCCCTGTTGAAAGCGGGTGGCAATATGGTGGGACATCGGGTTGCCCGCCTTAGCCCGGATGACATCACCCCAGGTTCGTTCCAGCACAACACATATCCTGTCGCCACGGCGGGCGAATATGTGGGCGACGTTCCGCTGGTCCAGCGGCACTACGCCTTCCCAGAGACCATCCGGCAATTTGCCTTGGAACCTAAAGTTCCGGGCGTTTTGCATCCTTATTCAGAAAATCCAAACGCCAGAAACGGCTTCCGCAAGAACACTGAGGACCAGCGAATTACTCAGACGCTTGATGAACCATGGCTTGAGAGCCTGAGCAAGGGCCTTGAGAACCAGAAGAAATATGGCTTCTCCCGGGGTGGCGATACAAAGCGTCACGGCAAGGCTGGCGGTGGCTCAGAGGGCGAAATGGCCGGTGACAAGTTTGCCAGCTACAAAGACCCGACCGGCACACCAATTGATGATTGGAAATGGCGCGACCTTCCAGCCGTCAGGGCTGAACTTGGCAACATCACTGAGATCCCCTCGCACGTTGCGGACTTCGGGCGGTTCATGGATGAGACGGCAAAACGCGCCGCCACCCAAGGCCTGAAGCCGCGGGATCTGGTCAAATCCTACGCCATCACCTTGGCCTCAATTCAGCGGCGAGCGCAGGACGTGGACAGGATTAGGGCGGCAGGAATGCCGCTTGAAGGCCTGACGGGCAAGATCCGCCCAGAAGGCGCCATGGGCGAGTGGCTGCAAACTCCTGCTGGCCAGGCGTACTTAGATCGCGCCGTTCGTGGCGAAGTCCATGAGCCCGCCTTAGATGACATGGTGCAGAAGCTTAAGCCGTTCGGCATGGCCCCTAAGCTCGCAGACTCGCTGCGGTGGGCTGCGGCCAATCTCCCTGGCAAAGAGGGCTTGGTTTCTCATCTGGTTGCCGCAGGCATGGAACAGGCAAGCTCGCCTGATGAATGGCGCGACTTTGCCAAGGGCCTTCACGGCATTGACGTGAGCAAAGCGGGCTTTATCGCGTCCATGCTGGGTCGCGGCGATCAGCCGACCTTTGACGCCCGGCAGCGCATCCTGCAGACCGGGATGACCAGCACAGACGCAGGCAAGATGATTGCCGGGCCTAAGATGAACCCAAAGGCTCGGGCTGGCGTAGATCGGCTGGCTGCCCGTCAATCGGCAATGGATCTTGCCCTGCCAAAAGAACTGGCCCCGTATTACCAGCACTTGGCGCATCACACGATCTGGGACAAAGCCAGCGGCGAAGAAACCACGCATCAGGATCTTATGGATGCTATGCGGCACGCTGCTTCTGGCGGTGCGATAGAGAAAAGTCCCATACATGATCACCCTCTTGTTCATGTTATGCGCGGCCTAGGCTTCCCTGGTCTTGAAGAAACAGGTAAAGCCTCAAACAATAATCGCAGTGTTGTTGATGAAGCTTTGCGTTTAACATCACAAAACGGATCGCCGCTGCCCGATGCCGTAAATCTCGCCAGGCAGCACAAGCCGGGACGCCGGTAGAACCCTGATCAGGAGTAAGCGCATGTCTGAAGCAGCTAAGGCCGCTCGAGCGGCAAACAAGGCAAAGGCCAAGCGCCTCACTGCCGGTGATCCCAGGGCCAAGGTTGACGCCTCGTCGTACACCCCGCCTGAGATGATGAACACTGAGGCCAAGACCGGCCTGCGCCCCGTATCTCGCCGCGCCTACAAGAGCGGCGGCAAGGTCCATGGCGAGATGGCCGTGAAGCACGCTGGTCGCAAGCCCCGCAAGTCTGGCGGCGCGACTGAGATTGCCAACGCCAAGGTCAACCGCAACGTGAAGGAAGCCAACGCTGAGAAGTTTGGCAAGCCCCACACGGGTGGTTATGCCATGGGCGGCTATGCCAAGGGCGGTCGGTCGGCCAAAGCGGGCGGTGGTGGCTCTGAGAAGGGGCCAGTGCGGCGCGTTAATCTGAAGGGGCCTGGAAGCCCCTACATGGAGATGCACTATCACCCTGAGAGCGATGACCCTGATGGCCGTTACGAAGTGAAAGTCTTCAAGAACGGGCAGGAAATCAAACACCCCTTGTCAGGCAGGGCTGACAATGGCCAAGCCCATAACATTCTTGACAATTATGCCGGGCAGTCTTTGCACTATGACCCCTACGGCGATAATGAAGACGAGTATGATCACGACCCCGTGGCGCAGCGCGAGCGTGGCTCAAGCTACGAAGGCATGAAGAAGGGCGGTCGCGCCAAGAAGATGGACGGCGGCCCCATGGGTGACCCCCGTGCCGCTGCCGCTGCCCAGATGGCTGATGCCGCCACCCAAGCTGGCGTACCGGCAGGCCGGATGTCTTTCACTGATCGCGCTGGCAGCCCCCTTCCCAACTCTGGGATGAAGAAGGGCGGCAAGATCAAGAACTTTGAAGGCTCCCCCAAGGACGAGATGCAGGACAAGAAGCTCGCCAAGAAGCGCGGCATGTCTATGCAGGAGTGGGAGGCTTCTGAGGCCGATGAAAAGCACGACAAGCAGCAGAGCATGGCTGGCCTCAAGAAGGGCGGTCGGACTGGTCGAGCCACTGGTGGCCGCGCTGCCAAGTCTACCGGCGGCGATATCCTCAAGGCCCTCTCGCCCATCTCCATGCTGATGAACAAGGGCGGCAAGGCTGGCAGCGGCAACTACACGGGCGGCACGCGCCCAACTGGTGGCCGGATTGCCAAGGCTGGCGGCGGCCTTCTCAGCAGCCTTATGGGCGGCTCCAAGGCTTCAAGCTCCAGCAGCAAGTCCAAGGGCAAGAAGAAGGGCACCAACATCAATATCGTGATCAACGCCGGCAAGTCCGGGGATCAGGGTATGCCCACCGCGCCCCCGATCCTTCCCGCGCCCCCGATGCTCCCCCCGACCTTGGCTGGCGCAATGCCCGGCGGCGGCGCGCCCATGGGGATGCCTATGCCTGACGCGCCCGACATGTCCGCAATGGGCGCTCCCGGCGGCGGTATGCCTAACGGTATGCCTGGCCTCCCTGGTCGCAAGGCTGGCGGTCGCGTCGGTCACCGCAGCTATTCGTCCTACAAGGACATGGATGCGGGTTCTGGCGGTGGTTTGGGCCGTCTGGAAAAGACGGAAATTGCCAAGAAGAAGTACAAGTAATCGTTAGCCCTGTCCCCTAGTGGCTAACGCGAGGGGCAGAGGGTAGATGGCTTGCCTCCCCGTCTATTCTTTGCCCCTCACTTTTATAATAGGAAATTACATGATCTCCCAAGCAGCCCAACTTGAAATTGAACTCCTGCGCGTCATTGACCGGGAGATTAACCGCCTAAAAGACCAACTTGCCTTGAATAATTTCGAGGATATTGGTCCTTTTAAGTACATCATGGGGCAAATTGCCGCCCTCAAGAACATGGAGGATCTAATAGAGGAAGCAAAAGAGCACAGTTCACAACGAAACCGTTAAGATATCCCTGAAAGGTGACAAGAATGCCGTTTATGACGATGAGCCATGATGAAGATCCCCGCGAAAAGCTTATGAAGGAGCTTGGGGACTTGAGTTCAGTTGAAGTTTTCAACACCCAGATCCTTGTGGCTGTGTATATCCGGCCCCAGAAGACCAAGAGCGGCATCTATCTGACAGATAAGACCACTGAAGAAGACCGCTATCAGTCAAAAGTTGGTTTGGTTCTGAAGAAAGGCCCCTCGGCCTTTGTTGATGACAACAACCAGTGGTTCCAGAACGTGTCTGTGGACATTGGAGACTGGATTGTTCACCGCCCAAGCGACGGATGGAGCATCACAATCAATGGTGTGCTGTGCCGTATGCTTGAAGACACGTCAATCAAGGGCAAGATCGACGGCCCTGATCGCGTTTGGTAAGGAGATTTGACATGAGCACGGACAATAACCCTGAAGTTGATTTTGATGCCGTTGATAAGCTGGTCGAGGGCGGCAAAGAAACTGAGGCAGAACGCCACGATGAAGCGGTTGAGGCTGAAAACCCCGCAGACGCCTTGGTAGAATTCAAGCGCAAGTATGAGAACGAGCGCGCAGCCCGGGTGGACGCCGAACGTCGAGCCCAGGCGGCCGCTGAACACTACCACCGCGCCTCCAATGAGGTTGATGACACCAACTTGAGGCTGGTTGAGAGCGCGATCCACACGGTTCAGACCGACAGCAACATCCTGAAGGCCCGTTATCGGGACGCCATGGCTGCGGGAGACTACGATCACGCCGCCGAGGTGCAGGAAGCCATGTCGCACAATGCGGCAAAGCTCCTCCAGCTTCAGAACGGCAAGCAGGCCATGGAGAGCAAGCCTCGCCAGGCCCCTCCAGCCCCGGCATATGTTGACCCCGTTGAGGCATTTGCCAGCCAACTGACCCCCCAGTCAGCCGCCTGGGTGCGCCGTCACCCTGAATTCGTCACTGACGCCCGCCTAAACCAGAAGATGATCGCCGCGCACAACCTGGCGGTCGCTGATGGCATTGATCCTGACACCCCGGACTACTTTGGGTACGTCGAGAACATCCTCCAGGTGCGCCCAACCAATGAAGAGGCGGTTCGTGCGCCCCTTTCATCGGCCTCTGCCCCCGCCCAGCGTCGAGCATCCCCGCCAGCAGCCCCTGTAAGCCGTTCTCCAGGCGGCACACGCGCTGGAACGGCCAATCTGTCGGCAGAAGAGCGTGAGATGGCGGCCATGATGGGCATGGACGAGGACAAGTACGCCAAACACAAGGCTGATCTCATCAAAGAAGGCAAGATTGCCCGTCGATAAGGAGAAGTAAGATGGAAATGACAGCACCACGCCGCCGAGGCCGTCCTCGCAAGAACCCTGATGAGGCAATCGCCCAAGAAGCCCCCGTCCAGGCCGCTCCGGTCGCTCCCGCGCCTGCTCGCCCGCCTATTCGGCCCAATATGCGGGAAGAAGATCCCCGGGCGGCGGCAGAACTGCGTGCCCAAGAGATTATGGGCAATATTCAGCAGATTAACGGCACCCAGGACGAATTCTTCTTTGATCCTAATTCCGTTCCTGACGGCTGGACCTATGAATGGAAGCGCAGGCTCCTGCTCAACCAAGAAGACCCCTCTTATGCCACCCAGCTTGAACAGGTTGGTTGGCAGCCTGTCCCGGCATCCCGGCATCCGTACATGATGCCCATTGGCGGCAAGTACACCGCCATTGAGCGCAAGGGCATGATGCTGATGGAGCGGCCCCAGGTGATTACTGACCGCTTTATTGAAACAGACAGACAGCGCGCCCGTGATCAGGTCCGGGTTAAGGAGCAGCAGCTTTCAGCCGCCCCTGATGGACAGTTCACCCGCGACCACAGTCAGGTTAAGCCTAAGATCAGCAAAGGGTACGAGCCCATGCCTATCCCCAACGACAAGTAATTGTCACTTGGATGGGGCCGTCTCATTAATTTGGGCGGCCCCATTTTCATCAAATAGCTATTGCGCGTTAATTCGTCCCGTGTATCCTTGATTAACTTCTCCCCGGTGCGAGAAGTAAACCAATCCTTAGCGATCTAGTCGCCCCGGCGTGCGATGATGGCGCTTCCTCGCAATAGAGGAGGAAACCGTCGTGGCAAATACAAACGCGCCCTTCGGATTTTTGCAGTATCAGGGCGGGGCTGGTGGCGCTCCCACGTTCGCCCAGTCCGCCCGTCGAATTGCTTCTGGCAATACGACCGCGATCTTTACCGGCGACCCGGTAATGCCCCAGCTTTCCACCCCCGATGGCTACATTACGCGGGCGGCTGCTGGCACAACGACCCTCGCGGGTATCTTTGTGGGCTGCCAGTACCTGTCCACCAGCCAGAAGCGCACCGTTTGGTCGCGTTATTGGCCTGGCTCTGACGCCACGGGTGACGTTATCGCCTATGTGATCGACGATCCGAACTCTCGGTTCCTTGTTCAGACGAGCGGTGCGGCGTTCTGGAACGCCAGCGCGACGGCAACGACCATTGCAGCATTGCCCATCGGCCAATACGCCCAGTTCACCATTGGCACAGGCGACACCGCCACGGGCAATTCGGCGGCGTTCCTATCGTCTGTGGGCACCACCGTAACCTTCCCGTTCATCATTGTTGACTACGTCTATTTCCCCCCTGGGGCAAATGGCACTGACCAAGCGTCGGATTATCCGTACGTTATCGTCGGCTTCAACAATGAAATCTTCCGCTCGAACGGGGCCGGCCCGACCGGCATCAGCTAAGGGGAGTAGAGGACCATGGCTGTCAATCTTTCTGCCATTAAGGATCTTCTCCTGCCCGGCCTTCGCGGTGTCGAAGGCAAGTACGAGATGATCCCGTCACAG